AAAAAAAAGATAACATAAGAACAATAATAGTAATATTTACAAATCATAAAGTACCAGTTAGTGAAATCCCTAACTATAAAAAGTACAAATTTTTATGTAACTATGACTTAGTTAAACAATATGACATGATCGAAGATCCTAGATATTGCCCTCAAATGATGGTAGTAGGATTTGACCCAAGTACAAAAAGAAGACAGAAAGGTTTGGTTCTTAAGGATATTTATATCACCAGAATAAACGGAAAATGTATTAATCAACCAATAGGATTAATAAATGGTAGCATACCAGAAACATATCACAACTTGAATAAACGAGAAGCAATCATGGAAGAATCTAGAACAATAAAAGTAACATTAGAACAAGCAAGAGAATGGTACAACAGTGATAATTTAGCACTAAGAACACTAGCATTGAGTACTTTCAAGGAAAGTGAATTAAATATAGATCTTGAATATATCATGACGGCTATTATAGGTCGAAGAAAGATTTTTCCACCTACAGCAAAAGAAGTAGCAAAACAACAAACATTAGCACATTTAAAGTTCATTGCTGAGTACTTCAATAAAACTTGGGAAAAAACTACAGAAAATGCTGGATACTTTATAGGGAAACTCTATAAAGATGGGGAGATCGAAGTATTTGAACATGAGGGAACACAACATGCAGGTATTATCTACTTTAAGAATCCTGAGGATGCAGAAAAAGCAATTAAAATTCTAGGGAAAGAAGTACTTAATTTATTTTAAAACGAATTGCTAATCTGCGAAGATAGGCAATATACACTCTTATAGTTCAATGTATAGAACAATTCTCTTCTAGAGAGTAGACATAGGTTCGATTCCTATTAGGAGTGCGCAGGAAATCATAATAATACAAAAAGCCCATGAAAGATAGGAGTAATATAGGTTCAATAGCAATTATACGTATAGCAAAACACTTATACCTTTCTCAGATTCAATAAAGATTTTTGTTTATTTGACTGATAGGAATAGACTATCATTTTTAAAAGACTCCTTAGTTCAATGGAAAGAACAGTGGCCTTCTAAGCCTCTAATCCCAGTTCGAATCTGGGAGGAGCCACAATAACTGTTTATACCTTTTATTATTAACTTTTAACAAAAAAATGACAACCAGAAGAAGATTTACTAAGGAAGAAGACAGACTTATCCTTAGTACAGTAGCTAAGAATCCTCACAATTTATCAGAATGTTTTAGAGAAGTAGCTACTAAGATAAACAGAAGTCCAAAGTGTATTGCAAACAGATGGTATCATTACCTATCTAAGAAAGACTCCAATGACAAGACAAATACTATCTTTGTTACAGTAGGAAAGAAGAGTGTAAACTATAACAGAAAGACTGCAATGGAGAATACTCAACAGCCTGAGAGACAAAGATCCGGTATTTGGAAAACAATATTCAAGTTATTTTTCAGTAGGACTAAATAGAAAAATGAAAAGAATAAATATTAATGATTACAGTAATGAAGAACTCCAGGTGAAAAAGACAGAGAAAATGAAATCTGGAAAGAAAGTAAGAAAAATGAAAAGAGATTGACTATAGGTGGAAGAAGATGTTGTATACAGCAAAAAATCAGTATTAACAACTTCTTCCACTATAATATGGGGCATGATTTGGTTTTGATTGCTAATTATTTGGTAAGAGAACATGTAAAGACTGATGGAAAGACATCAAAACTTTAACTGGCAACACTTATAGAGCTGCCGCCTAATTTATAGGCTGAGTATCACCTGCTTGGAAACAGAAGAGGTGAACAGTAGGGTCAGGAAGGAAGTTAATAAGGCTATACCTACTTTCAATACACCTTTAATTGATCATAGTTTGTTTGTTAGTCAAGGAGCAAGCTGCCTGGTGTATGCAGAGGGTGTGACCCTTCAATTTTAATTCTTATAACTCCTTATGAAGATTTCTCTATTAGATTAAATAGAGTGGTGGATCTGTTAACTTCGGTTAACCCCAGTAGAGAACCTACTACATATCAAAGTGGTAAACATGTGAAATTCTTTTATTAAAAGTTAGTAAGACGAGGGTTCGAATCCCTCATGCTCCACAAATTTGTGAACTATAAGTAAGAGTAAAATTATTTATAACATTAAAAAAATAAATTATACAGTATGGCATATCTAGCGGTTGATAAGGATGGTACGGAAATGATATCGGATTATTCTTTATACAGAAGTGGATATTATAGGAAATACAAAAAATGTGATCCTGCTTTATGTGATAAGTGTGTCTCTAACAGGGTAACTTGTAAAGTTGATAGAGACGGTAAAAGATATAGTGTAAGATCTTACACTAGTCCACCCGAAATGAACAGGGAAGAAGCTATAGAAGTCCTCTCATTTTGGGATACTTTTGAATTTGATTCTGATGGTAACAAATTAGATTACTTAGTTGTTCTCCCAAAAGGCTCTATTAAGAAACTTATAGGTAGGGATCTTACATGGGAAGATGAACCTGTTGAATTGAAATAATAATAATAAAAAAAAAACAAATATGGAAATAAAGCAGATGATAATCCCGGAAGGTTGGGAATGCACAGTAAAGAATGGAGTTGCCACTTTTAGAGAAAAGAAACAAGCACCTCCAAGAAGTTGGGAGGAGTTCTGTGAAAGATACCCTAAATCAAATGGAGAGTCATATATTGACAGTGTTTCTACCATAGGAACATGTAAAGACTCACATGTTGACAGAGACATGTATACAGACAAGAATGTCTGTATCTCAAGGGAGGAGGCAGAGGCATTTCTAGCTCTCATACAACTTAGACAATTAAGAAAAGCATGGATTGGAGATTGGAACTATGACACATCTAGCAACCGATTTCTATATGCTATTTGTCACCTTAGAGATGGAAGTTTAGATGTTATTTCAACATCTTCATTATGTTCTCTCCCTTTAATATTTCCAACAAAGGAAATGGCAGTAGATTTCCTTGACTGTTTTATAGACTTATGTGAAGTTGCTAAGACCTTAATATAAAATAAGAGGATAGATATTAATAGAAAATTTAACTAAATGACATGAAAATAGAATACACATCTGGATGCATAACTCGTTCTTTAACAATAGATGGAGTTGAGACTATAGATTTAGATCCCAAAGAATTTAAAGAGAAAGTTCTAAAGGTCATAGAGAAGGTAGATAATGAGCAGTTATTAAGAGCTTTACTAATTCAAGCAGTAGAAATAATGGGAGAATCAAAATTAATAGCGCATTGTGATGAATGTGGAGACAATATTTATAAAGATACCCTAATTATCGACTAAATATGATGGAAACTAAGTTAAGTCTAACCATTATTCTTCCAGGAAGAACAATGTTTAGCAAGGAGGAGTGCCTTAAAACAACTCACAAAGTAAAAGTATTAAAAAATGGAAAGAAGATATTTAAGAAGGAAACTGCAGAAGATCCGGAGAAGGTAATCGTCCATACTATAAGAGTAGATGGAAAGAAAAAGGAAAAGCCGGAGGTAATACATTATACTACTAGAAAGTTCAAGCCTGCCAAGCAGACTGTAAACATAAGTAGAGATGCTTATGAAGGAATGATTAATGATATTCCAAAAAAATATTGGAACAGAAAATCATATTGGTTGAGCCTCCCGGTAAAAGCTAGAGTAGAGTTCAATGTCAATGAGCTGGCCAAATCTCTTGGAGGTATAGTTGATTCTTATGTTATATTTGAGGATTAACCAATAATGGAATAAAGCAAGGTAAGTACCTCCTTACCTTGCTTTTTTTTTACCTTAAAGTAAATAATAATGAAAACAACTAATGCAAAGTTACTATACTATGACAAATATGTAGATTGCACTTACCCTACTGGGGAATACTTTATGTTGAACGTTGACTATATACATAATGTAGTTCAGAACATTTTGAAAGCATATGATAAGAAGATAGGAACATTATATTTAGTCGGAACTAATAGATCTGGAAATATATTGTTAGGTGGAATAGCTACCAAACTGGTAGAAATGGGAAGAGATGTTGTGGTATATGGATTTCCAAGAAGTCATCATGAGGGACGATCTCTTTGTATTCCGACTAATTCTCCTGTCATAATGGTAGATGATTTTATATCTTCAGGAAATACTGTAATCGAATTAACCAATCAAGTGTTGAATACTATGGAAGCTCCAAAGAACAAATTGGATATGCTGTGTGTATCAAACGAACTAGATGAAAAGGGAGGGGATTTATGTAATATTTATGATACATATAAAATCATTAGTAAGCTCTTTAACTATATATGCTGTAATAATAAACAGCTAAGAGAAAGAATACAGACTGTTTGGTAATTCTACTCTTGATAATACTATTCAAAAATGAGAACAAGCACAATAATTAAGTTAGCAGTGTGGCTTATCCTATTTGTTACTATACTTAATATAGGATTAGTAATGATGTCCACATCTAATACAGTAGAGAATATAATTGGATTCTTTATTATCATATTCCTATTGATTATTTCAATCAAAACCAAATGTTTAACAATAATAAAATTAAAAAGTAGAAAAGATGAAAAGTAAATTTATTTTTGGGTTACTAGTTGCATTACTAATACTTTCCGTATCTAGTTGTGCTGAGAGAGTAGATGCAGGTTATGAAGGTATCAAAGTCAATCTTTATGGAGACGACAAAGGGGTTGATAAAGTTACATTAGTAACTGGAATGGTATGGTATAATCCTATAACAACTGCTATTTATGAGTATCCAACATTCGTTCAAACTGTAGATTATCCTCCATTTAGTGTTAATGCTAAAGATGGCAGTTCTTTTGTAGTAGATCCTACTATCTCTCTCAAGATAGTCGATGGTAAATCAGCAGAAGTATTTAAGAAGTATAGAAAGGTAAATATTACAGAGGTTATTAATACTACACTATATAATTATGTGAGAAATGCTTTTAGAATACAATTAAATGCTTATACTACTGATGAATTAGTTAGTAAAAGAGAAGGATTTGAAAAAGCAATAGAAGATAAACTATCTAAGGAATTATTAGAAGAAAATTTTCAACTTGAACAACTTACATCAGGGTTACAATATCCTAAAATTCTGATAGAAGCCATAAATAGTAAAAATGAGGCTGTACAAAAGAGCCAAAAAGCAGAGAATGAGTTAGCTATTGTTAAAGCTGAGGCTCAAAAGAAGGTAATAGCAGCACAGGCTGAGTATGAGGCTAATGTGTTAAGAACCAAATCTTTAACTCCTCAAATATTACAACAAATGTGGATTGAGAAATGGAACGGCACTGTACCGACAGTAACCTCTAATGGAAATAGTGGAGTATTTTTAGATATAAGTAAAATAAGCAAATAGTATGATTATTTTTGTAGTAATAGCTATGATGGTAATAGGCTTCATATGGAAGAATATTACCGTATATGACTATAATCAAACATCCGCAGGTCCTCGTTATTATCCCCAGCATTGGGGATTAGACATGACTTCTGGTAGAAGACTTCCTCTTACTCCAATGCGTATAATAATGCTGCTCTTATTGTTAGTTCCATGGTTTAATATAGCATGGTTTATAGTTCTAATAGTACAAATATTAGTCAAAACGAGTTATCCTGATGACCCTTATGAGTGTACAATATGGGTAGTAGAAGTTAAAGAGAATAGTCCTCAACTTACAAAGATAATACAGTCTATATCAGAATTTCTTAATAAGGAGCCTACATGAATAGAAGAAATCTTCCTCAAAGTGCAATTGAATTAATTATGGAGAACCCAAGAGTAGCCCTGTTATGGACTACTGGTTTAGGGAAATCTAGAGCAGCTATAGAAATGGCTAACTACTTACAGGACAAAAAAGATAGAAACATAAAGGTTCTTTTAGTAGTAGCTGAAACTGCCCATAAACCAAACTGGGGGGTAGAACTATCTAAATGGAGGTTTAAATCTAACAATATTAAGATAGAGTGCTATGCTTCTTTATCCAAGTATAGGGATACGTGGTGGGACCTAATTATCTTTGATGAAGCACATCACTTGGGAACAGATTTGAAAATGGATGTTTTATCTAGTATGGTTGTAGATAATGTAATTTTGTTATCTGCTACCCTTCCTGAGCATACGATACAAGCTGTAACTAGAATTTTTGGAGAATTCGTAGTCTCGAAAATTCCACTTAAAAAAGCAATTGAGTGGAAGCTACTACCTGAACCTAAAGTATATCTTATTCCCTTGTCCCTAGATAATAAACACCAAACTTGTACTATAATAGAAGAGTGGGGTAGGAAAGAAGATAGAGTTACCTATGAGTGCTCATTTCCAGGTAGGTGGACATATTTGAAGAATAAGTACAAATATCCGAATGTAACACTGATTATACACTGTACTGAGCAACAGAAGTATGATTATTTGTCTAGCCAATTTGAGTATTGGAAGAAGCTGTTTCTAGCAAGAAGACAAGAGTTTATTAAAAATAAGTGGCTTCAAACAGGAGCAAAAAGAAAGAGATTTCTTGGAGAACTGAAAACAGATTTTGTAAGAACCCTATTATGTAAGATTAGGGATAAAAGGTTTATATGTTTCTGTACTAGTATAGAACAAGCTGAACAACTGGGGAGCCAAAATGCTATACACTCTAAAAGGACTGACTCTTTACAGATAATAAGAGATTTCAACCAGAAGAGGATAAGTAACTTGTTTGCTGTTGGAATGTTGCAAGAAGGACAGAATTTAACTAATATTGAAGTTGGTATAATTGTACAATTAGATGGGCAGGAGAGAGCATTTATTCAGAAATTCGGTAGAAGTTTGAGAGCAGAAGATCCTATTCAATTTATATTCTATTACGAAAATACAAGGGATACTAAATATCTCCAGAACGTTCTAGAAGAAGTAGATAGGAAATATATAACTAGGATTGACAGATTGGAGGACTTAGAATTATGACTACAATATGTTTAAGTGAAGAGGCTATAAGACAAAATGGTACGTGTCTAGGGGAAGTTCTTCTAATGCTGGCTGTATGTAATAAAGCCGATTTGAGTAAAGCAGAAGTAAGCTTAATTCAAAAAGGTTTTATTACAGCAGCTAGAAATGAAAATGGACAGCCTATAGGCTGGAGATTAACCAATGAAGGTTCCAGGATGATAGATTCTGTCATTCTAGATTCCAGTAAAGAGCAAGAGCCCCAAGATAGACTGGTTAATTTAGCCATAAGATTAAAAGCAATATTTCCTAAGGGAAAGAAGGCTGGCACTAATTATTACTGGGCGGAAGGAGTGGCCTTGATTGTAAGAAGACTCAAGCTGTTTTTCAGGAAATATGGAAATAAATTTACTGATGAACAAATAATTCAAGCAGCAGAGAAGTATGTGCAAGGATTTAATGGGAACTATACATATATGAGATTGTTAAAGTATTTCATATTTAAAGAAAAGATAGGAGCCGCAGGTGAAGTAGAGGGAGATTCTGAGTTAATTAGTTACATTGAGAATGCAGATCAAGAAGAATTAAATAATGATTGGACATCTACATTAAAATGAATACATTAGGAGAAAGGGTATTAGATAATCTCAATATCAGAAGAGAACGGATCCTTAATGGGCAATTGAACTGTATTCCATCTCCCTTCAAGAGATTCGGTACTGACTTTGTAGGTATAGAACAATCCTGTTATTATACTATAACTAGCTTTACTAAGGGGGGCAAATCACAGTTTGCATCATATACCTTCATCTATAAACCGCTAATGTTTTGTTATTACACAAAAGCGGATATAGATATAAAGATATTGTATTTTCCTCTTGAAGAAACTCCTGAGAGGATACTGCAAAGATTTATATCATGGTTGTTATTTGACTTTAGTGAAGGAAAGATAAGAATCAGCCCAAGAGATTTGAGGAGTACTATTAAAGCAGTTCCGCAAGAGATACTAGATATTATTAGATCTGATGAGGTACAAGACATAATTAGGTATTTTGAGGAGCATGTGATATTTCCTGATGAAGCATGTAACCCAACAGGCATATATAAATATTGTGTAAAATATGCTGAGGAACATGGAAAAGTTTATCGTAAAACAGGAAAGTACAAAGACGAGTTAGGGATAATTCAAGAGAGAGAAGTATTTGATAGGTATGAACAGGATAACCCCAATGAGTACAGACTTATAATGATTGACACTATTAATCTTATAGATACTGAAAAGGGGATGACATTAAAGCAGTCTGTTGATAAGCTCAGTGAATATTGTGCCAAATATTTAAGAAACAGATATCACTATTCTCCAGTAGTCATTCAACAACAAGCCTTTGAACAAGAAGGCAATGAAGCTTTTAAAATAGGGAAAGTAAGACCCTCGGTTGCTGGATTAGGAGATAGTAAATATACTTCGAGAGATAGTAATGTAGTCCTTGGTTTATTTTCTCCCTTCCGATTTGCACTTAGGGAATATGAAGGATATGATATTCTTAAGTTTAAAGATAATATACGATTCCTAGAAGTAATCGTCAACAGAGATGGAGAAATGGGTGGATTATGTCCGCTATTCTTCGATGGAGCAGTGTGTAGATTTGAAGAACTTCCTAAACCTGGTGACAAGGAAAATATACAAAAAGTGTATCAGTACTTGAATAAGTTAAGAGGTATTACATCCAAACTATTCTTCAAATACAGAAAGAGTGAGGAAAACACAAGAATGCTATACCATAAATTTAGTAAATTAAGTAATTTCTACACATGGATAACAGAAGCATATGGTAAATTCATTAGTAACAGAGAAAAAAAGTAATACAGATGGCAAATGCAGTAATTATTTTAGGGAAGAGTGGTACTGGCAAATCCAGTAGTATAAGAGGATTAGATCCTAGTGAGGTAGTAGTCTTGAATGTTTTAGGTAAAAAACTTCCATTCAAAGATAGTAATAAGCTCTATAATAAAGACAAGAAGAATCTATTTAGAGTAGATGATTACTCTCAAGTTATAAGCCTGTTGCAGAATATAGATAAGGGAGCTCCACATGTTCATAATGTAATATTGGATGATGCCATATACATTATGAGAAAGGAGTATTTCAAAAGAGCAAAGGAGACTGGATATGGCAAATATACAGAGTTAGCTATGCACTTTCAACAAATTATCTCGACTATAGAATCAATGAGAGAAGATATTAATGTTTTCTTGATTCTTCATAGTGAAGAAGTTCAAAGTGATAAAACTATAGTTGGTTACAAGGTAAGTACTATAGGGCAGCTTATTGATAATCAATATAATCCAGTAGAGGTTGTACCAATGGTACTTTATTCTGCTATCAAGTATAACGACAAGGGAGAAGCAACTTATGGATTCTATACTCACAGGTTTATGGATGGATTGGTAGAAATTCCTGCTAAATCTCCAGCAGATATGTTCAAAGAAGACTTCATACCTAATGATCTTGGGATAGTATCAAAGGCTATGAAGGAGTATTATGGATAAGGAAACTATAATTAGAGTGGTAGATAAAATTACAAGAGGAGGAGCTATTGAAACAGAAGAAGTAATTAATCTATTCACAGAATATTGTTGTAAAGAGCACAATAAAGATGTTGAGTTAACAAAACATTTTATTAAGATCCTTTTAAGTATTGGGATTATTGGTACATATCTTACTGAAATAGTAGAATATTACAAAAGTAAATTAAATATAGTAGAAGTAAAAGATAGTAACAACAAAACAATTTTAGTGTATTAACATGAAAACAATTTCAATTAGACAATTAGCTACTATAAAAAGAGTAGCGCAAAATGTAAGTTCCTTGGTTATTAAAAAGAATAAATTAATGGAACAGATAAGAGAGCTAAGTAAGGAATGCGATAACTTGATTAATGAAATAGAGGGTCATGAAGTTGGAGTAAAAATGCTCACAGGACATACTAGTGAGGAACTAATAACCAGAGTAGTTGAGGATACTGGTAAAATGGATAGAAACGGGAAACCTATTAAAATAACTAAATACGAACCAAAAGAAGGTGTATTAGTATTTAATGAGAAAGAGAAAGTGTATGAAATCCATGATGAATTCTTCCAACGTTCTGAGATGGATGATGATGTACCATCTGAAGGTCCCAGCTTTAGTTAAGAAATAGCAAGTAAACGATATTTATTATTAAATATATTAAAAAATATTAAGTATGATGAACAAAATCTTTATGGCTTTTGCCACAGGCAGTGAATCTACAGAAGGTAATGTAGTTAAAAAGTACACTGGGGTGGGTTCAGTAAGTGTGCTAGCTGTTAATCCTGATAAGGAAACACTAGAAAAATTGTACAATACTACTATCAATGATGGCCCTTCGTATTTAAGCGAAGTTGAAGTTGGTCCAGAAGGGGATAAACATACAGTTCCTCAAGTAAGAATAGATTTCATTGTACAGACAGATCCTGAGAAATGCAATGGAATTGATATGAAAACCAAAATACCTTTCTTTATTACCAGAGAGGTGAGATATAACAGAGATAGGAGTAAGGTTCAAGTGATAAATAAATATGGAGAGACCACTTGGTTACCTATAGAGAATGCAAAATCTGGCACTGTTCCAGCTAATCTTAGTTGGTTTGAACCTGCTGATTTTAGACCGGCTTACATAGGAGAAGAGGATCTCACAGGATTCTTGAAAGCATACTTGAATATCCCCAATAAATCTTATAGGAAAGCTAGTGGAGAAGTAGTAGAAATACCGAATAAAGCTGATGCAGAGGCTAGATTGGATAAAATTGACAATTACTTCAAAGGAGACTATTCAGAGTTGAGAGAAGCAATCTCTTTGCAACCTAAGAATAGGGTTAAAGGGTTGTTTGGAGTGAGAACTACTGAAGATGGTAAACAATATCAAGCTGTTTACACTCAGAAATTCTTGAAGAACAGTGTAACCGACTACAGCAGACTGGATGCAGAACTTCAAGAGAGAAAAGCTGCTGGAGCTTATCCTACTACAGAGTTTGAGGTCTGTGATTTAAAGGAATACACAGTAGAATCTACTGACTTCAACAATAATCCGGAGCCTTCTTCTGATATGCCTATGCAAGACTCTCCATGGTTCTAATAGACAGTAATACATAAAAAGACGATACCAGTATGTCATTTATCTCTGGGAGATCTTCAATCAGCTTAGAGGACATATTAAAGAAAACTACGGAATCTAATATCCTATACTTTTACTTAGGTATTACAGATATACCCTGCATAATTAATTCTCCTCTTAGGGAGGATAAGAGACCTTCCTTTGGATTATACTCTAGAGATGGAAAGAGAATATTCTATACGGATTTATCTACAGGAGATAGGGGAGGACTATTTGATCTCTTATCTAAAATGTGGGGAATTCCATATGTAGAAGTATTAGAGAGAATAGATAAAGATATACCAAGATTTTCTAGTAGCTCTAATATAAAATCATGTAACTCCTGTAATATAATTACCACTCAAAATTATAATAAATCAATTGATTTACAGTGTAAGGTAAGAGAGTGGAGGAAACATGATATAGAATATTGGGAATCCTTTGGGATAAGTCTAAAGTGGTTGAAATATGCTGATGTCTATCCTATATCTCATAAAATTATAATAAAAAACGGAGTAAGAAATGTCTATGTAGCAGATAAATATGCTTATGCATATGTAGAACGCAAAGAGGGAAAAATCACTTTGAAAATTTATCAACCATTTAACAAAAATGGCTATAAGTGGAGTAATAAACATGATTTATCAGTGATTAGCTTATGGACAAAGATACCAGAGTATGGAGACTTAGTATGTATATGTTCCTCCATGAAGGATGCTCTTTGTTTATGGGCTAATACTGGTATTCCATCTTTAGCAGTTCAAGGAGAAGGCTACAGAATAAGTGATACAGCTATTAATGAGCTTAAAAGAAGGTACAAAAATATATATATACTATTTGATAATGATGAAGCAGGGCTCATAGATGGAGAGAAACTGGCTAAATCTACAGGATTTACAAATCTGGTATTACCTAAGTTCGAAGGGGATAAGGATATATCAGGTTTATATCATTCTCTTCAGGATAAGAAAGATTTCATCAAAATAATAAAGGGTTTATTTGAGAAATAAAAAAAAAGAAAAAAAAACATTTAATAAATACAATTATGGAAGCAAGAAAAATCACAATCGTATCGACAAAGAGACAAGAGAAAAGTGTAATTATGTCTGATGCCACTACACTAGAGGAACTGAAAAGAGACTTGGACAAGGCAAACATAGATTATGAGGGTATGGTATTTTATGAAGGAGTTTCAAAAACTGAGTTAATTAATAATAATTCTGTTCTTCCTTCTAATATCCCCTACAGAGGACAAACTACCAATGAACTTGTATTCATGTTGACTAATCCCAACAAAAAGATTAAGTCTGGAGCTATGAATAGAAAGGAGATCTATGCTCTTATCAAGAAACACAATTTGCAAAAGGCCTGTCTTGAAAATTATAAAAAAGATTACACCAGATGTAAATCTGAAGATCTTCTCAAATTAATTGAATATAGTAGATACACTTCTGATAAACAGCCTGTTGAAATAGTAGACCCTAATATCAGGCTAATAAAGGAAGTAGAAGGACTTAGAAAGTCTGTGGATCTTTTACTTCAGACTCTGCAGCATCCGCATGTCATTAATAATTCAGATAATATAAAATCAGGTGAGATTAATTCATCCTATTCTGATGCTGAAATTGATGAGATGTTCGATTTTGTTTGATAAAGTTTTTGTTTATTAGCAGGTAAGAATCTTTCTTACCTGCTTTTTTTTTATTATGTAATATGGTAGGAGAGAAAACCAGGGAATTCATAAGAGCTGAACTTGAGAAGCAATTTGAAAAGGTAACAAACGTACTAGGAGTATTTGAAGATTTCTTTGGAGAAGATAAGGTAGACCTACAAGGTATCCCTACTGTCTCTAAGATAGAAGAAGTTTTCTTGGGACTCTATGGAGAAAAAAGCATTGGAAGCTTAGGTGAACTATCACATATAGAGGCAGATATGCATAGTACAGAACTTGTAAAGGATGTGCCAGATGAAATTTTAAGTAGTACTTCTAGTGTTATGGTAGCTATTTCGGAGGTACTTTATCATGTAGTTCATGAAAGCAGTATAAAAATTATTGTGTATTTCCCAGAAGTAAGGGTTAGTAATGAGTATAATAAATTTATAGATATTACCGAACTATATACCAAGATATCCTTAGATTTACAAGGTACGATGATAGGAAGTTTTTCTTTCAATAGAGGGGAATACACAATGGAACAATATCTTAGTGACTACATGCATTCTCATGCACGGGGTATACCGAAAAATAATCCTGAAAGATTTCTTGAAGTATGTTTAGGATCGGGTCCTATAAGAAATACAGTAAATAACTTAAATGCTAATTATGATCTAGATATTTGGAGACTATTTTGTGTAGAGTTAGATAAATACGTAGCAACTGAATCTATAAGTGGAGGCCCCTACAGAAGGTTGGAGGATGTAAGTTCTCATGGTACTAGTATGATAGCATCCTTGAGTATTAATACTTCAACAGGTACACCACAAAATCTAGTGCCCATGATTAACGAATTTATCAAATACTTCATAAAGCAGAAAAAGTTAGTCTTTAATTATAGGAACGGAAGCTGCTCTATTGGTATGAATTTAACAAAATTTATATTACTAGTAAGCAATGAGTTCATCACTTGGTTCAATACTAATGGTAGATACAAGTACGCAAAGAGTGAGATAGAAAGAAATTATGCGTCCATGAGAAATATCATAACAACGGTACTTGTAACTAACAATGCTATCTACAGGACAGGAGAGATACCTGATCGTTTAATAGATAACAGATCTAATCTTGGAGTAATGGGAACATTTAAAGGGAAAGAGATAGTAGTTCGCATAGCAGAATGGGATAATAGCAGTAATAATTTAACTACTATACTGGTTCCAGAAGTAATAGGTTATATATTAGGTAAGATACTAAAGGTAATAAATTGTGAATATGGAAAAAATAGACCGAGCTCTAGAAATGAACAAGAACAAAATGGAGAAACAGAGAATTCCAGTAACCAGGAGTGCTACTACTTATAAAATGGTAATACCAAGAGAAGTAGAAGAGAAAATAAGATATATATGTAGAAAGGTATGGAAAGATGAATGGTCTGGAATTCTATTCTATACAGTTGAAGGATCCTTCAAAGATGGTAGCTTAATTATAAGGTGTAGGGATATATATGTTATGGATATTGGAAGTGTCACCTATACAGAGTTTGATATGTCCCCTGATGTGGTCAGTTATATGGCAAATAATTCTGAATTGCTTGATTGTCAGATGGGGCTGATTCATTCACATAACAATATGAGCACATTCTTTAGTGGAACGGATATTCGAACCCTGGAAGAAGAAGGATTGGATAGGAATCACTTTGTCTCTTTGATAGTTAATAATCAAGGAAGTTACACAGCTGCTATAACTAGAAAATTAATTAACAAACGTATCACTGAAAGTTTCTGTTATCCTAGTTTTGGAAATGTGCAAATTAGTGAGGTTAGAGATTCTAAAGAGGCTACCACTGAAGAATTAGAATATTACTATCTTGATATAGAAGTAGAAGGATATAATGAACATACAGCATTAGAAACCAGACTTGAAGAGATAGAAAAATCTAAGGAGTCTAAGATCGAAGAGGTAAAAAGTAAATTTAATGCTCCTTATAGTAATCTTTCCCCTATACGTAATTCATTGATACGAGAGAATACATACGATCTAGAAGAAAACAAATTAGGTTGGAGACAATCCACTTTAGATTTTGAAGATAACGTGAAGAAGTATACCTTTAATAAAGCTTTGGCAAAGTCTCTGGCTCTTCAATTAGTAACAGGAAGTGTAGTTATTCCTAGAGAAAGTAAAATAAATATAAAATCTTGGGTAACAGGAATGGTTCCTATCTATGAGAGAAGATTTGGGAAGGGAGAAGAAGGATTGGATATATTTGAGAAATGGGCTGAAGGGTTCATAGAGTTTCTATGTTGGTTTACAATAGATGAAGATCTAATTAAACAAGGAGTAGAGGAAGATGAAATGAATGTATTATGTGCTGTAGCTATCAAGGAAGAACTACAAGAGCTTGATAATAATGTATATATAGAGAAATTTGTTAAAATATTAGATACTTATATTTACTAGAAGAGATATTATTATATGAGAAAGTTAGATGGAAACACTGGGAATGTTTCACCTATCCATCAGGATGTGAAGACCCTAACAAAATTAATTATAAAGGGAGAGATACCAAGCATTGAACAAATTACTTATAATGGATTGCCTACTAATAAAGTTAAAATAGGAGATGAAATATTCTATCTCGATGCAGAGGAATGCTCTATGCTAGTAGATGAAATGGTAGCTCACTGCTTAATTGAAGATAAGATCCCTGAAAATTCTAAGACTTTGTTGATAAGTGAGGAGACATCAAGATTTAGCTCTGCTATTTGGTTTGATAAAATACGTCAGCAAAATGTTACTCTAGCTGGGTTAGGAGGAATAGGAAGTTACGTGGCATTTCTATTATCTAGATTGGGTATTAATACAATGACACTCTATGATCCAGATACAGTAGAGAGAGTTAATCTGTCTGGGCAGCTATATAGTGAAAATCAAATAGGTGACTACAAAGTAAATGCTATATCAGATATGATGGTAAAGTATTCAGACTATTATGGTATTATAGCCAAGAATGAGAAGCTAGATAAGAGCTCAGCGGTAGATAAAATAACTATTTGTGGATTTGATAATATGAAAGCCAGAAAAGAGGCTTTTGAAAATTGGGCTAATCTTGTAGACGGGTTAATTGATGAGGAACGGGAAAAATGTCTATTTATAGACGGTAGATTAGCAGCGGAAGAATTTCAGGTATTCTGTATAAAAGGGAGTGATATAGAAAGTATGCTGAATTATAGATCTTATTTTTTATTTTCAGATTATCAAGCTGATGCTACAGTATGTAGTTATAAACAAACTACCTTTATGGCCAATATGATTGGATCCATTATAGTTAATTTATTTGTTAACTTCATAGCGAATCAGTGTGATCCTCTTATAGATAGGGATCTCCCATTCTATACTGAATATAATGCGGAAACAATGTACTTTAAAACTGTAGCATAATGGTTTTTTCAGATAGATATATAAGCACTCTACACAGATTATTAGTAGTTCCTACTTATTCAGTAACTTCTCTAGCACGCTTGGACAATAATAATATGAATCCATATAAGGTAATTATTGAGGCTGATATAAAAACAAGTTCAGAGATAGAGGTTCCTACTGTATTAAGACAAGTGCTTTACAGAACAAATACAGATATAGCTAGAGAAATACTCTCAAAAAAGAATAGAATAGGGACTCTAGTAGCCTTGGAAAGCAAAAGTTATAATGCTTTAGGGAGTATCACATTAATTAAGGCTCTAACTAGCTCACATCTCTTACATAAAGGATTTTGTAAGGGCCAAATATACTATGGGTGTAAAGGAGTAATATTCGATAAAGATATGAGAATGCTATTAATGGTAAATGAACGTTGCAGGGTTAGTGACCATAGATTTATGCCTACTGGAAAGATAGTAGTGCATGTATCTCCTACAATATTTCTAGATAGATCAGGCATGTTAGAGAAGTATATAATTAATAAGATTATCCCTGCTTTTCTATACAAAGATGAAAACTATGAAAATAGGTATGAAGTAAAAATAAAGGTAGATAATGCAGAGGAATTTATAAGAACTATTCAGCCTCCTAAAGACAGAGATGTAAACGAAACTCTAAACAATCTTTTAGAGAATAATATTAATCACTTATTACTATAGAGATGACAATAGAAGAGTACTTTGGTGGTTGGACTAAAGTGATTGATAAAACAGAGCTTAATCATGTACTGAGTGTGTTATCTAAGGAGTATCTAAGTAAATCTGTATGTCCAAACCAGACTAATGTATTTAAAGCCTTCAAATTATGTCCATTCGAAGATTTGAAAGTAGTATTTCTAGGGCAGGATCCTTATCCCCAGAAAGGAGTAGCCACTGGTATATTATTTGGGAACAAGAAAGAAGTTCTTGAAGAGGATTTATCACCTTCTTTGAAAATAATAAAAGAAGCGGTAATAAATTTTGAGATTCCACATAATAATATTATCTTTGACCAAACTTTAGAGAATTGGGCCAAACAGGGTATATTGATGATTAATTCTGCCCTTACTGTAGAGATGAATAAGATAGGCTCTCATGTCATGTTATGGAGGCCATTCATATCTAAACTACTAAAAAATCTTTCAGAAAGCTCATGTTCTATTGTATATGTGTTATTTGGTAAGCAAGCTGAAACATTTAATCCGTATATTAATAAGAAATTTAATCATGTCTTGAAAATTGAACATCCAGCATATTTTGCAAGGAATAGAATAAAGATGCCTCATTATCTATTTACTGAAATAGATAAGAAACTAAATGATATTTATGGATACTCCATAAAATGGTATGAAGAATATTAACATTAAGAAAAAAAAAACAATGAGTA